ATTTGCACAAAAGGCCGCCGTCTTCGCCGTCCCTGCCGTTTGTGCGGCCCGGAACTGCGGGGGAATCGGGTCTTGTGCCGGGCTGTCCGTCCGTATCGGGATTTGCATCGGGATTCAAATCGGGGTCGGGTTCGGGATTGGGGCTCGTGCCGGGGTTCTCATTGGGGTTCGGGTTGTTTGCGGGGTTTTCGGCGGGCGATACTTCGGGCAGCGGCTGTGCGTTCGGTGCTTCCGCGCTTCCGGGTGTGAGGTCGGGACGCGGGATTACTTGAACATCCACTGTGGTGTTGCCTTGCGAATCCCTGCCGAATGTTGCGACAACCTGAACGGGATTCCCGTTCCTGTCCGTAACAGGCCCCATATTCACTTTTGTTCCGGGTGCTACTTCTACTTTTTCGGAATAACCGGGATATCCGGTTGCCTTTATGTATTTGTCGGGATTGGCATCGACTTTCAACGATAAAATCTCTTCCAGCTTTTTGGCATCCATTTCTTCTTTGTATTTCGGATTGCGGATAAGGGAAAAATTAGCCCCATTTCTGAAATCATCACCTTTATTGACCAAACAATCTCCGCCATTCCAATTAAATGTGCAACGATTTAAAACAAAATTATTCCAATCCAAAGAACTTAATTTATTCAGTTCTTCTTTATGCCAATTCCAAAACGGACGTGCCAGCCTATACATTTGGCTTTCCATCAATTCTTTGACTTCGGGGAATCTGCTGTCATCGGACATAAGGCGCATAATCGAACTGTCAACGCCGTAGCAGCCATAGGTTCTATTAATACGTCTTTTGTCTTCGTACCAAAGGCAATTACTATATTCGTAGCCTTTTACAAATTTGTCGGTTTCGGGGTCGTATTGGTAGCCTTGTGCCTGTATGTCTTCTTTGAAAGTTTCGTATACGTCATGGGCTAAAAGGGCTGTTCCGACATAAGGAACTGCCCTTGTGCTTAATTTCGCGCCTAAGCGGGCAAGTTTGCCGACTCCTGACAAGACGGCGGCGCGGGATACGCTGGCGGTTATCTTTGCGTTGATTCGGGCTTTTGCGCCCGTGGGGATATGTTCGACATTTGCCGCTTCTGTGAATTTAGAAAATTCATTATTGATTTTTCTATATCCTGTAGATTCAAAAAACTTTGATTTAGATGGCCTAAATTTTATTATTCGATCATCTATTCTTGCTGGTTCTGCAAAACTAAGAGAACAACACATTAAAATCGGTGTTGCTATCAGAAAATTCCGAGTAAATAAATTCATGCGAAATTTTTCCATTTTCTTCTGACTTCCTAATAAAAATATTAGACTCATCAGAAAAATAAATTTTCCAAATATTATGCGTTACCCTCTTATTTAAAAAATAAGAGAAACATTCTATTACGTCGTATTCTTTTACATTTCTTACAAACTCTTCAAATTCCTTAGACGCAATTAATGCCATCGATTGCCCAAAATACTTGCTAGACGGCTGATATTTATAAAGTGCCAACTGCGCCTGAGTGATAAACGGCTTGTTCATGGTTCTGCCTTTCAAAGGTTGTTTTGAAAGCCTGATTTTAAAACACGTCATTTAAATATCAAAGCGACAGACAAAGCCAAGAAGAAACCTAGCAAAAACCAAAAATCAATAATCATCAATCAGTACCAACCTTGCCCATGTCTTTTAAAAAATTAATCAAAAGCCTGAAGCCGTAAATGACTACGAACAGAATTAAAACCGTCGAACCGACATAAGAACCCTGTTTGATCTGCTCAAAATTGGAACATTCCGGATAAGACAACGTAACCGGCTTTCCGTTCAAAATCCATTTATCGCCCACCCTTTCCGGCCTGATGATTTTTCCGTCCTGGGTAACAGTAGGAGGAAGGGACGACAATAAATAGTCGTCTGCCTGCAATCTTGTATCAAAACAATTCATACCGACACGAAAGCCCATTTACGCGCCCCCTCTTTCTTCACTGCCGTTATTTGACAGATTTGATCATGCTCCAAGCCATTTTGAAGCCTTGGATTGCAAGAATTACGGTGATTGCCGCCATACCCACGGCGGAAACCATTGCCACAAAACCCATGATTACATTCGCCACTTGCGTACCAATCGCGGATGCATCAAAGGTATCTGCCATAACAATGGCCGGTGTGAAGATACCGGCTGCCAAGGCTGCTTTTACAGCGTATTTTTTAACGATGTTCATCGTTTTTTTCCTTTTTTGATATTTAAAGTAATACGGCTTCTTAGGTTTAAATCCGGGCGAAGCCTGCTCCCGAATTTTGTTTTTAATTTATGAAATAGAGAATTGAGAAAATGAAAAGAATGAGGCAAACAAAAAATCCGATAATTAAAGTTGCTTTATTCATTTTTAATCCTTTTTGCGGGCTTTGTGAAAGGTTGACAGACCGCCCGCCGAGCCTGTTTTTCTTTTATTCCGATTTTACGAAGAACTGAAATATCTGGAATCCTCCGCCTATTTCATTTATGCCTGAATTCAACGCATCTTCGTAGCTTTCAAATTGACCTGCTGATTTAATATTTTGAGTAAACCCCACATCACCGAAAGGATCGGGATAAATAAAGTCATGCGTTTCCAAGTCTTGAACTATGAAACGTTCTTCAAATTTCATAAATCAACCTTTCGGCTTTTCTGCCACCTGAAAATCAATTAATGAAGGAACCATGCCCTTACCTGTCGAAGTCATTTCAACCGTTACCATAACTTCGCACGGGTATTTGAGATTCTCTAATTTTGAGAAATTCTTACTGTCCCCGAACTTCATTTGTGCTGCCGTGAATCCAACAGCATTTCCCGACTGTGCCGGCAAAGGTGTTGCAACCAATACGGAACAAGTGTCGATATTAGAGCCATCAATTTCGCCTTTGAATTTTTTAGCTCCTAAAAAAGTTGCGGGATAAGTTACAGTTTGAGTTTGATTAAACATATTAATTTTTCCTTTTTAGGTTAATTTTGATTTGCATGAAGATCATACATTCTGTCGAGATAAAGCTGATATTGCCTCTCACTTTCTACATCGTGATGTGGATCGAAAAGCCTTTTATCCGGATCGAATTTATCTGATTGCTTAAATTTGATAATTCCGAGTTCTTCCAATTCAACCTCTAAATCTACATCCGGTTGTTCGTGGATAAAGCCGAATTTCAAAGATTCCTTCAATCCGGCCAACGAATATTTTTCAGGTTCTAGCCCTTTGGGATACCCCAAATCTGCCTTCAGATATCTGACAATTTCATCACTATCAAAACCCATATCAAACATGAAATTAATCAGTTTGCCGACCGCGTTTTTTGCGTATCTCAATTTATGCTGAAAAGTTAAATTAGCCACTTTTTTACGGTAATCGAACCTTTCCGGATTCGGCATATTTTTAAATTTCTGACAAATCGGGAAAGCGCCTGAAAAGTAAGAACCTTGATTTATCAGAATATCCAAAGGTATTTCCATATCTCCATGATTAAACTGAATTTCGAACCTTACCCACTTGCTTTCTTTATCGCCTAGCTGCCTGCCTTTCTCATAAACACGCACAAAACGAGAATTTTTCTTGCGACCTACATAAAATGTCTTGCCGCTCCCGTCCTCTCTCCGCCAAGCCGTTCCAACCATTTCAGATTTCGGCCTCATGTTACTGTTATCGAAAAAACCGTTATCGTGATCCAAAAGTGCCTGTTCCGGCGTGTACTCCCCATCAAAAAAATCAAGTGCCAAATCTACCCGCGTTATCCTCGGCCTCAATGAATCTTCCAAAAACTGCTTAAGCCTCAATTCCCAACCTGGATTTGCAATGTTGCAACCTACACCTTTCAATTCGATTAAAACCGTATTTCGCTGACCTCCGTAATGGACTTCGCCGTAGTCAACTTCTTCCGATCCCAACCTAAACATCGAATCGTAAAATTTATTGCCCTTCGATTTGCATCTGCTCGTGATGCCAAACCCTAATATTTCCTCCAATTTTTTGCTTAAAACAAACATATATTCGGCATCGGAAACTAAGGGGCATCCGGAAACTTTCAGCAAGGAATCTTCGTGCAGTGTGAATGACAACCAATCTATAAAAACGCCGTCCTGCCTGCCCCTACGTTGCGGAATTTCTAATAACTTCCCATTGCCGTTAGATATGAAATGGGAAAAATATTCTGCTTCACTCATTTTGTTCAGTACCTTTAGGGATTTGTTTTATTTCGCTCCCCCCCTGTTAGTCAGGGGGGGGGCTTTCAGCCGTTTCCCGTCTTCCGCGCTAAAGCGCGTACGACGGTCAACGACCGAAAGCCAAATCCTGACAAACTGTTAAAGATCGAAAGAAAAACCGCAACCGTCTGTTGTGATAATTACCGGAAAATTCGAGCCAACCGAATCTATATAATCGAACGCCTGATAAAGCTTTGAAAAATTCTCTTGATTAATGAGTTTATGCGGTTCGCCATGTCTGAACTGATAAAAACACAAAACACAAGAATCTGATTTTTTAAATATTCTCCAATAAGAACAGGAAAATATTACATTTACTGCTGACATAAAAAAGCCCCTTTCACTTGGCTGTCAAAGGGGAATGTTAAGAAAATTAATGCGCCCCTTTGATAGAGCGCATCATATAAGGCGGGAATCTGGAATTTCAATGCCTCAAGAATTTATCGGAAAAAAACAAAACCCTTCCGCCGTCATTCCCACGAAAGTGGGAATCTAGAAATGAAAAGCAGCAGGAATTTATCGGAAATGACCGAAACTGAACGGACTGGATTCCCGCTTTTGCGGGAATGACGGCGACAGGGTTGCTGTTATAGTGGATGAACAAAAACCAGTACGACGTTGCCTCGCCTTAGCTCAAAGAGAACGATTCTCTAAGGTGCTGAAGCACCAAGTGAGTCGGTTCCGTACTATCCGTACTGTCTGCGGCTCGCCGCCTTGTCCTGATTTTTGTTAATTCACTATATCGACATCGCCAAACGAAACTTCGTCATCGCCGTTTCGTCTTTGTCTAAAACCAAAACCGAAACCAACAACCCCAAAGGTATCGCCCATACTATCGAATACCTTAAAAAACACAAGGTCGCCCTCGTCGTGACGGAAAGTACTGGCGGTCTCGAAATCCCCGCCGCCAAAGCCATCCGCCGAGCAGGCATAGCCGTGATTATCGCCAACCCGCGTCAGACGCATCAGTTTGCCCAATCGCAGCCGCTGACCAAAACCGACGCCAAAGATGCCAAAATGCCCGCCTTCTTCGCACAGATGACGGCACAGAAAGAAGATTCGCAAACCATGCCCTACCAACCGCCCACCGAAGCGGAAGAAGTGTTGGAAGCCTTGGTTAACCGCCGCAACCAATCGGCGGATATGCGGACTGCCGAGAAAAACCGTCTGCATTAGGTTCATGAAACGCAAGTCGGAAGCGTCAAACAACTGATTGCCCATTTTGACCGGCTGATTGACGAATTGGACAAACAAATCGACAACCACACCCACACGCATTTTGACGGCAAAGACCAAGTGGCGGAGCAAATCAAAGGCATCGGTTCGATAACGACGGCTACGCTGATGGTGATGTTGCCCGAATTGGGGCGGCTGTCGCACAAACGGATAGCGGGTTTGGCCGGCATTGCCCCGCACCCGAGGGAGGGCGGGGAAACCAAATTCAAA